TTCCGACCGTGGTGCCTGGGCTAAAACTGTAGCCATCGTTCATCAGAATTGACGAGCTCGCCATGTAGTAGACGGTCGTCGATGGGTTGTACTGCACGCCGCTCCCGCCGCCGCCCGTCGAGCTGATCGTCACTGGACCCGTGCCGCCGCTCGGTGAGATGGTCACGTTCGTGCCGGCAATGATCTGGGAGACGCCGCCCAGGTTCGCCAGCGCCCCTGCCGCTGTGGTTGCGCCCGTGCCGCCATTAGCAACGCTTACTGGTGTAGGAATTTCACTAGGCGAGCAACCCCAAAAGCTACCTGAGTATACTCGATAACAAGAGCTGTTTACATTATAGTAGACACTTCCTGGAGTAAGCTGAAGTACCGCTTCTATATCAGCGTAGCCATAATTTCCAATAGTAGCTGGAAATCTTGGCGCTGGGATAGTGGCATCAACTAAAGAAGTAATATTCTGTGAAACTCCAGTAGTTATCGTAGTCACTATACCACACTTCGAAGTAGAAAGTGGGCATACAGTAAACTGCCACTGACTTCCAGAAGGACAGACTTGATTATTATCATACGTTGTAACAGTAAATGCACCTGTTCCATCGAGAGTTAGCGGTCCCTGAGATAGAACTGCTGGATTGAGCGCTCCGCTACCATTACAGAGTTTGTAAGCACTCAAGCTAGGATTCGCAGGATTCGGAACAAACTGTACCGTCACTGTGCCATTTGTCCACAGTGTACTATCTGAGTCGGTAACAGTGGCTGATACAGTGGTAGTCTGCGCAAAAGAAATGCTACTCACAAAGAGTAGCACCCCAAGAAAAACAAGATACTTTTTCATACATCCTCCTAGAGCCAGCCGTTGGTTTCAAGAAATTGATAACGCTTGAGAGTTACTTTGTTGATATCAGTACGATACTGCATGTTTGGGATGTTGATCTTACTGAGAGCTTTATCACACTGTGCCGCAGCCGCTTCAATGGTGTCTCCAATACCAATCGGAGCGCAGACATAACCGTAATTGCCACTGGTAATAAGAGACTTCTTATCCTTAGAAAGTTTCACATCATACATATACGTATGTGTGAGTTGCTCAATGTCCTCTGGATCAAGTCCCTCAATCGGAACATCCTTGGCTTTACTAATTCTTATCTCCGTAGGATAAGGTGGTATTGAGAGTGTGACCGACATTCCATATGGCGCTTTCCACTTAATTTGCGGTATCTGAAAAGAGGCTACCCGTTGTAGCATTTCGCCAAAGCCAGGACCATACATCGCAGCTATTGTAGAGTCGGCAAGATAACCAAATCGCGGCGTCCACTCTAGTCCATAAGCTGTATCTTCTGTGACAATGGTATTAAGATCAATCATACCGGTAAAATGATTCTCTTGTAAAAATGGAATAATCTTTTTCAGCCCTTCTCGATAGAGCTTAGACTCTTCAGAGATAGCAAAGACCAGATTACCAGAGCATCCAGTGTTCGGACCCTTACCTTCATTCATAAACTTCTTCTCTTCAAGAGTACAAGAGAGCATGTAGAAGTCTGTGCCATTAAAATAACCCATCACTGATGCCTCAGTACCTTTGACAAATTCTTGTAAAATGAATAGTTGATTCTTTGACAGCGCATACAATCTATCAATCACCTTAAGCATATCCGGCGCATCTTTAGCAACATACGTCAGTGCCTTATCATCATTCCCACCTGGACCCTCATAGGGTTTATAGACGTATCTCTTCCCTTCCTTATTTATATACGCCTTCCCCTCCGAAGCTGTAGCGAATTCCTGATACGGCGGCACCACAATCTTGGCTTGCTCCATTGCTTCCAAGCCAAACTTCCTATCATCCTCCAAGGCTTCTTCAAATGAGCCGTCTCCTAATGTCGGCGCTTCTAATCTAGATGCGTCAGCCTGTTTTGGTTTGCCTGTTAGATCGAACAAGGATAAATCATATCCCTTATACGATGGATACCCGTATCCTCTGAGTGTTCGTCTATGATCCAGCGATAGCTTCTTAGGGGGCGGAATAAGCCCCCTAAGAACGTCTTCATAATACTCTGGCTTAGACAAAAAGTAGTCTACACTATGACCTTCCGCAAGGAGGCGTAGGATAAACCACGCGCCCATTCCACAATATGAAGACATTGCTATTTTCATCACTAACTCGCTTTCATCTTTTGTTGATTGTTGAATGCGCCAGGACGTTTTTCTTTCAACCATTCTACATAGTTTGCTGGGAGTTCTGAAAAAGTATAAACAAGATTATCAATCTTGAATAAGTCCTTGTCAAAACTATACCAGAAATTTCGTTTAAGTTTTTCAAAGCCATCTTTTGAGAAGACTCCTAGATAGTCAACCTTGCAATACCATCTAGGACATTGCTTGCTAAATTCTCCAAAAGCTTCCTTGCGACGGATACGTAGCATGACTTTGAATCTCCAGAGATGTAACCAAAGCTGGAATTTAGTGTACCCATCAGAGTTCCAGTTAATTCCCTGATGAGTACACTGATTTTCTAGCTTTCTGTGAATGAATGGTACTTGCATCTCCCTGCTCCTTTGTTAGTTACTTGTTATTCTTTCCAGCGTGATCTGTTTTCTGGTTTTCATGTGGCTTCTTACCGCCACCACTGCCACAGCCTTTGGCTTGTGAACCACTGGCTTGCACACGTTCCTGCATTGCCCGTGCTTCTTTGAGTGAGAGTGCTGCACTTTGACCGCTCATGGATTCCTCCTTCCTTTGTAACTGAGATGCTTTCTAATTCTTGAAGGCTTAGAAGATTCTTCTTTTTGCTCCTTCAAGGTTGGAAAAAGTCTGTGAGAGAGTGGTTTGCCTATGACTGGAATCATTTGAGTGACATCTCTGCCAAGTGGATTTATTGACTTTCCTCTCAGTGCATTCGCAGCATCGCTTATATCTGTGATGCCCATTCCAATCATAGGACCGACAACAGCATTTGCAAGACGACTACCTTTGATAGCTTGGGTGTAGTTATAGTACGCACCCATAGCACCAATGTGAGCAAGCATGTCAAAATAAGTGCCTGCAAAATTACCGAAAGAGTCAGGATGAGTAAGACTCTTGTAATCCTTTTGCATTGATGCTTGCGCTTGCTGTAGTGAGCCTGTTCGAGCAAAAAGTTCTAAACTCTTCAACATCGGTGCGACGTAGGGAAAAACAATACCAAGTGTGCCGACAAACTGTGCGATACCTTTAACATCACCAGCCTTAAACTGCTTCCGTAACTCTCGACCAATATATGTAGCCTCCGAAGATACAAAAGAGTGGTACATAAAAGCAGAACGCATAAAGAAATTAGCATTTCCATACATAGACTGGTCGATCGTCTTATTAACAAAAAATCTGTTATTGACAAAATGATATACACCCTTCTGAAGTTGCCCTTCAGTAAGTTTTCCGCCTTGCTTTTGTACATCTGCTATGTCAATACCCATCTCAGCAAGTTCAGCAAGAGAACGCTTATCGCCTCTGAGTGCATTGGTCGCCCAGAACTGAGCAGAATGAAATCCTACAGCCGCCGCAGCAGAGAGCTGCTTCAAGCGCATATAGTTAAATCCCGGCTGATGAATTGTCTTTCTGATAATCTCCGCGGCAGTTGGCTGATTGGTCCACTGAGCTAACTTGCCGCTGCGAGCTAGAATTTCTGAATGTACAACGTCCCACTCAGTATTTGCCAGAATACCTGAAGCCTCTAGCGTCGAGTGCATTTCATCTTCATTCATCCGAAGTAGTGCTTTACCCACTGCCTGTAACGGTGCCGACGCACCAAGATGAAAATACTGTCCTATATGTGGTATCGCTACAAATGGAATCTGTACAAGCCTTAGCACTTCTTGTGCAGTACGCTCAGGATTAGATGCTGGTGTATAAGTAGGATCAACATTCAACTTAGGAATCTGCTTATCTTCTGAGAGTGCTCGGAACTTATTCACGGTATTAATAGACTGATTCATCTGAACTTTAGCAGAAGATTTCGTAACATCGCCGCCGCGTTCGTGGAAGGTACGAGTGTCCTTGAGTTCATTTGATACTATGTCAGCGATTCTGCGACCATTGAGTTGAACTCTAGGATCAGGATATTCTAGCATCGAAGCAATCAATGGAGTAACATTCTGCATCTTATCACCAACCGAGCCGTTCAAAGCGGTAAGTCGAGCTTGAGAACGATTCTTAATATCGAGTTCTTTTAATGTCAACCCAGCATTATCACTAGCTCCAGTCGTAGGATTTATACCACGTTGAATGATTCTATTTGTGACTTGTTGAATAGGATGCCCAGTTTTCATAGCGTGAGCATGGAGATCAGCAACCGTTGTCTTATGAATGGGCAGCGCATTTCTTGTAACATCTGAACTCTGATGCCAGTCAAGAACAGCCTTAGAGTCTTTAGTACTCTCTCCCAACGCTACAGACCTTAATCTCTGATATTCTCCAAGCTGTGCTTTAACAGCTTTTCCCTCTGGGGATATATCAAGTTCCCACTCCTTGTTTCCTACGAGTGACAACAACTTAGAGCCAACGCCGCCTTCATGCTCTAAACTCTTTGCCCACATTTCTCCAAGAGGTGCTAATAGACCGCCCATTAGAATTGTATCCTTTCATAGTCGCCGGTCTGAGTTTGTAAGTCAGATATCATACTGTCAATATCTGAGATACTTTCTTGAGACCTCATGCTTTTTGGACCTTTGGCATATTCTTGCATACGAAGAGCACTCAGAGTTTTGTGTGCTGAAAGTGCTTGTCTCCGCGCCTCAGAATCAGCAGCGAACATATTCTTGAGATTGCGTTTCTCTTGTAAATGCTTCTCCTGCAAGAGCTCTTGTTGCCACTCAGTCGAGTTCCACATATCATCCTGAGTGCTACGGAAGATGTTAGATTCCTTTGGCCAGCGCCCAGAACCTAGGAAGTTATCCATGTGATTGTACATGGCCTTGGCATAGTACATGAGCTGAGGCTCTGAAGGCTTCCTGCCGCTCATAAACTTCTGCACTTTCATAGTATCAATGAGCCGCTGCTCAAGTTCTTTACCAAACTCACGTGGCATTAAGTGAGTATAATTGTACATAAAAGCAAGAAAGTTCGGATTCTGAGTTCCTTCACGAGTATTCTGATTCTCAAAAAACACGCCAGCATCTTTTAGAGCTTTTGGATAAAAGTGATTAGAAAGATCATCTTTGAAATCCTCATCACTCATATTCTCAAAGAACTGTGCGAGAGTTTTACCCTGACTCTTAGCAGCCGCCATGTGCTCACGAAGACGTACTTTGTAATCAGGTACCTTATCATACCGTACCGAAGGTTGGCCAAAGCGATCGGTCTTGTATTCAGTACGCGTCTTGATTGCAGGAATGGCCTTATCCTTCAAAGCAATAGATGTAGCTTTCTTAACTGGATTCTGTGTCAGTCGTTTCTCTGCCTGCGCTGCCGCTCTAGCCTGATCCTTTGCCATCTTTTGCTGAGCCATCTTCTCTACTTGCTCTGGCTTTACCATCTTCGCAGCGGCAGGATCTTTAGCAAGTTCTGCCATTACTTTCGCTTTGTAGAATTCAAGCGTACGCTTTGTACCAGGAGTCGATGCTTCTTTAGCAATCTTTGTTGCTGCTTGTTCTTGGACTCCTTCTACGTGTGTGTTGAGAGAACTCCCAGCATCCATGATAAGCTGATTAAGTCTTGTAGAAAGAAACTTAAAATCCTCACTTCCAGCTTCGATAGAGCTAAGTTTCTTCTCGCCAAGCAATGAGCGAATAAAAGTTGCCGAAGCCAGTACCGGCGCATATTGGGCAGGGTCTTCATTGAGCATGTTCATCTCATGTTCTTTGATCGCCGCTTTGCTCATACCAGACTCTTCCATCTTAGTAATGTGATTAAGAGCTGCGACATAGATAGCTTGCTGTCCAGGTATACCAGCAACGATAAGATTGTTACCTACTTCCTTCTGATGATCCTCATATCTCTCTGCATCTGTAGCAGGACGTAGACCTTTCTGCGCCAACTCTAGTTTAGCAACGTGTCTCTCCACTGCATCCTTAGCTACACCTTGTACCACGTCACCAAGTTTCTTTTTTCCCATTCCAGCAACATCAAACATGCCATGAAACACTGCATAGCCTAGTGCATCTTGCCATGCCTGATCTTTGTCCTCTTGTTTGCGAGTAGCTTTGCCATAGGCATAACCTTCTGCTCCTGCCATTAAATAACCAAATACTTGCTTTCCAGCAGGACTCTTCATAAGCTGCGCTGTTAGATTGCCACCTTTGACTACGCCAGTACCTTCTCCCATGGCAACATACATCGGCAACTGTGCAGCTTGTTCTGCTACGAATGAGGTCGCATGGTTCAGCCAGCCATCATAATTTGGTAATGCCGCTGCCCAGAACTCATGCTCATCTGTCTGACGTTGTGCGCCACGATTGACAGCTTCGGTTAACTTAGAATCATGCTTAACTGAAGCAATCTGATTGTGTAAATCTACTGCTTGTTCATGCCACGGCTTAGCTAAATGCGCTTGTCGCTGTGCATCAGGAAGTGCGCGTTCTTTTTTCTCATTTTGGTACAGTTGTACTGCATCATCTACAGCATTGCCAACTGCATTATAAACATACTGTCCTGCTCTAGCAAGACTCGGCAATCCTTCATTCCATCCATGTGCAAGACTGTGCATGATGGAATTGTTGTAAGAGTCTTCGATGTTATAGTTCGTAGCTTCCTTGTATGCTTGCTTGAGCCACAACTCTTTACTCATCGGCGCAATCTTCATGCCGCCGTACATTGGAGCAATCATCTTGTCATAGTAGTGTGATGCGACAGTTTGTTTTTGATCTTCTGTGAAATGTGACAGCTCAGCATCATTAGCTATAGTCTTCCAACGGTGCAGAGAATTAGCTAAGCCATCGTAAGGATTAGTTAACTTATACGGATTGAGCTTCGGATTCTTCAATGCCTCAATCTTGTCATGCCGATTCATCGAGTCAATTGAAGCATACTTCTGCTTTAGCGCCGTTGCTCTAGTAGCTTGCTGCTGTGCCTCTTGTTGCCTCACGATTACATCATGAAGTGGGCTAGTAGTTTTCGTCGTCTTCGTCTGGGTCGGCGGCGGTGTCTGAAAGCCAGGTAGAGGCTGAGTTGAGACTGCTGCTGGTACCTGAGGTTGATCCACTAGACGCACCTCCTTCCTTTACATCGGCCTTCTTAGAATACTCCTTCATAAGACTATCTGCTGCCTGACCAAACGTTGTCTGAGCTTGCTTAGCAGTCTCTAATTGCTGGTCAAGATTGGAAACTATCGAAGCATTATAATGTTTTTGCTCAGCTTGGGCTCTCTGAATCTGTAATTCAGATACAGTCTTAGCCAAAGAAGCTTTTGTTACCGCTGTCTTAGTCTGGAATTCCTGATACGCTTTCAATTGTACTGCTGAGTCGGCGCCTTTTAACGACAACTTAGCTTTGAAAGTAGCGAGGTCTTTAGACCCTGTCGCTGCAATTTCCTTGAGTCGATAACCAAACTGTGTTTTCGCTAAGTCTTGTCGAGCATTTATCTGCTCGTGCATCCTATCCCAAGCATCTTGACTCTTGAAAAGGCTAACCGCGTCAGCATGATCTTCGCGGCGCTGCTCAAGAGAAGCTGTATTATTAGCACGTACCTGAGCACTTAAGAGTGGCATCAATGCCTTCGTCGCCGCAGCATTAGCTTTCTGCGCTTCCATGTATGCCGCATACTGCGCTTGTGCCATCTGATTTGGTGCCATAGTCTGAGGTTGTGACTTAGCAAACGCCGTACCAAAATTCTGCGCGCCTTGCTGATTAGCTTGCTGTTGATGCTGTTGCTGTGCTTGCTTAGCAAGTTGCTTCTTCTCTTGCATGGTCTTAGCGTTTTGAATGGCTTTCTTCACTGCGTCATGTTCTTCGGTCTTGTTCTCAGAGGGATCGATATAATTGATATTGAGTCCCTTTGCAAGAGCCTTACGTAGTTTAGGATCAGAGGTAATACCATCTCGCACAGCGGTATTCTTAGTAATAAGCTCTTGTGCTTTCGCCGCTGTTGCGTTATCACCAATAGCCGTAGCAGAATCATGTTGCTGTTGAGCTTCATCTATCGCTGCCTGCGCCGTGAAGAGCTTCGTCGCCGCATCTGTGAGGTGCGCTTGTTTTTGCTGACGTTCCGCCGCGACTGCCTTACTAATAACATTCCCAGCAGAAGTCAAAAGATTTGCTATCCCTTGACCCTTAGCAGCTTTCGCACCTACCATTTGTCTATGATCAAGAGGTTGCTCCGATGCTGAATTAGTTGGACGAAGCATAGAGGAAGGAATTTGTCCTACATGCTGTCCAGAGACAGGAGTAATAGCTTGTCGCATTAGATTCTGTTGCGTAGCAGTATCACCCTGAATTTGTTTGAGCAACCCTCCAACGTCAAGTCCTCCCCCACCTGTAGAAGCAGGTACGGTAGGAGTCTCTGCTTCAGGCCACGCTAGCGTATTACCTTCAACTTCACTCATCTCAAACTCCTTAGACTGTGCTTTCCGTTTTTCCTGCTGCGACCATTCCAGACCCAGCATTAGAGTTTCCAAAGAAACCGCCAACCATATTCATCATACCACCAGCTATTTCCCAAGGCATCGCAGCTTGATCTGCTGTCTCTTGGGCTGCTGCGGAGGAAATGCCACCAAGAAGTTGTGCTTCTAAACTTTGTTGACTCTGAGTTAGAGAAGCACTCTCACCAGCAATAGATGCCGTTTCTTGAGCTTGAAGGTTAGAGTCAGCGATTGCCGCCACAGAAGAATTAGCACTTACTCCACCAGCACCGAGAGCAGCGTTAGTGTTTGCTAGTGCGGTCTCCATCTGAGGTTGCAGAGAAGCCGTATATTCTTTGAGAGTTTCCGAATTAGTCCCACTTATAGAACCTACCAAACTGTCAAGCTCATTTCCAACACCTGTACCATAGATGTCATCTAACTGCGATTGTAAAGCTGCGTTAGATGAGCTAGCTACTGTACCTGATGAAGGTGTTATACTGGAAGATACAGAAGAAGCCGCAGGTACAAGTGGATTAGAAGAAGATGCACCTATAGTGCTCGTACTTGCTCCAGGAAGCGTCAATGCTGCCGAACCTGTACCTGCTTTACTTGTCGTGGATGTTTGGTTATTTCCTGCCGGATTAGAGTACGGCACCAGGCTATTTGTGGCCATTACACCCTCCCCATTCTGAGACGGAATCTACGTGATGTTGTTGCTTGATCTCGATTACGTTGTGAGGTACGTTGAAAAATTAATCCTGGTGCACCCTCAATTCCAGCGCTGGTCTGAAACTTCTGATCTCCATACAAAGAGGTATGAAGTTCTGAACGCTTGTTCGCAAGATTAACCTGCGGCGCTATCCTAATAGCCGCAGCATACTCAAGAATCTCTTGCCACTCATCAGCCATCATTATCTGCTGTGCTGAAAAAGTCGTAGCTAAAAGCGCAGTATTAATAACAGTCTGTGTGAGTGGATGTTGAGTCTGATAGCGCATGTAACAATTGTATGCTTGATCAGGCATAGAAGCAAGATAGATCAAGTTATTGTTCCGTGTCCAGTAGATTGGAAGCCCTGGAATGTTTAACAAGACTTCAATAGAATCAGGACTACGAAACTTCAAATCATAGCCAGAGTTTGTTGCAAGATTCGAGAGCGAAGGTACTCCATAAGGATTGTTAAACAGAAAAAATGAGTTTACCTTCTTTACATCCAGCGGAGCGTCAGCAGTTTGCAAAAAGAAACTTGCTGCATAGTTATTCTGAAAAGCGACCAAACTAACAAGCGGTCCCGTATCCTCAAGAAGTGGGTGCTTGTAATCTTCTGTTAACTCAAGCACAGACTTCCTAATAGCTTCCATCATTACAATGTCAGCCGTCGTCCGATTCATCAAAAGTCCTTGAATTCCTGCAACACAATCACCAGCTAGAAAGCTCATGCAAACTCCTTAGAAAACGTAGACCGTGTGCGATGCTGTGGGATCAGTTGTTGTGAGTGTAATCTGATCACTATCTGGCGGCGCCGTTCTTGAGACTGGCGCATTCTTGTCTTGATCTACAACATGAAATCCTATCGGTTGTCTTTTCAGCCCATGATTAATCACAAGGCTTCCACTCGCAGGCCAATTGTATGCTGCTCCAGTATCAGTAGCACTAGTTGCTGCAATTCGAATCAATGTGCCAGAGCCATTCCCTTTGTCAAACTGCGTGTATACTCCAGCATTGGTTCCAGCGCTAGTCGGCGCACTTCCCTTAGCCGTACCCATATCAACATTACCACTAAGTGTTTGCTGTACACCTTGTGTCCATTGACGGTGCGAATCCGAAAGAGTGTGCGCAAATGTGTTAGGATCATACGGTCTCATTATACTGGCCTCTGTTTTGGATCATAAGATGCAAATTCTGCGATCTTTACAATGTAAACCTTAGCCGAATCTGCATTTGTAAAGCTTGGAATAGTTACCGTAAGTTGCGGAGAGTGCACTGTAAAAGCTCCTGATGTAGTTACCGAAGAAGGAAAAACTTGAAACTCTGTCGGTGTGGTCATATTTAGTGATCCACTAGCAAGAGCCAAAGAACCAAAAGTTATACCGTTAAAACTAAAGTTCAAACTACAAGCTCCAGTAAGAACCCCCAGCAACGAAACATACAAACCATCAATTGTAATATCACGTCCGAAACTAATCTCCTCGACTGGAAAAGTCACAGTCGGATCAAAGACGTTTATAGAAGCTGGCCCAGGTACGCCATCAACAAGTTTCCAAAAAGTAGGTGCGATTATACCTGAACTAACTGTAGTCTGTTGTTGCGCTTGCACTAGTTGATTAGAGTCTTGTATATCCGCAGACTCGCTCACATTTGAGTTTGCAAAAACACCCGAAAAAGAATTAAGAGTTTGTCCACCAGCCTGATTACGAATTGTAAGTTGTGTCCAGGTTTTATTCAAAGCATTGAACAAAAATGAGACAGTATCCAATTGAAAACAGAAGAGTACTACAATATCCTGGCCCGCGTAAACTGCACATGAGGCGGCACTTAGAAAACCTTGTGAGCCTTCTATCAAGGCAAAGAAAGAAGGTTTTATTTTCTGTCCTATAGAACTGATTGAATTGGATACTTGATAAATGTCAGAGTTTCCTACAAAGGCGCCAGTTTGATTATACTGACAAATTAAAGAAGTTGTCTGTGAACCCTCTCCTTCATCTCCAAGTCCAATGTGAGCAAAGTTAAATGGTGAAGTTGCGTTTCCTGTAGCTGTGGCATAGCTTATTCCTTGCGAGCGAATAATAAAAGCGGTACCATTACTTACAACCAACCCAGTAAGATAATCTCCAATATCTGCAAGTTGCGCGAAACCTGCTCCTGTGACATTTCCTGAGATGTTAGTAGGATTCCATTCATCTAAAGCATTTGCAGCACTCCAAAGAAACATCATATCTTGTGCTGTGTCTACTATGCCAGGAGCGTCAATTTTAGCAAGCCCAATCAAAGAACCTGCAAACTTTCTAAGTATCCGAACACCTTGATATAGTGTAGAGATAGCAAAAGCTCCAGGACCACCGTACTTGATGATTGAAGGTCCAATGTTAGCTATGTAAAGCACTCCACCTACAGAAGCTATCGAGGCTTTCGGAGAAAGTGTTGTAGAAAGTGTTGAACCTGAACTATCAGTACCACCTGTAAGATTCTCTGGTGAACGAGCAGGAAAGTAGTAATAGTAAGTTCCTCCTACAACATAAGACAAGTCTTGGACTGTTATACTATTTCCAATAACTCCACCAGTATAAGCAGTAAAAACTAAAGCTCCTAAACCAGAATTTACAGTTGCCGTAACATTAGGATCAGCAGAAGTAGCGGCACCGGTAAAAGTCGCAGTACCATTGATATCAGCAGCCATGTTAGTAAGTATGTCTGCTGCACTACTACCAATCATGGTAGTAATTGGTACAGGAGCAAGAGTAAGATTAGAAGCTGAACTTCCATAAGACCCAGCTACATATCCAGCAGAGGGAGATCCACTGCTTATGAAATTCCAGTCTAAAATTCCTCCACCACCTCCCACAGAAATAACTTGTATCTGTGCTGCACCATTAGCAGCAGCCAAAGCTGCCGTAGAACAATTGCTCGCTTGTTGCAGTATATAATAACTACCCCCTGCAATATAGCTAGCTCCTCCATGGTCACCCGTAAAAGATGAGATACCTCCACCTGAATCAAAAACCGTTAACGATGCGATAGTACCGTCAGGATTCAGTGTGTCAATTTGTCCGTTAGCACCTGAACCTGTCACAGATGCCGTAGAGTAGGTAAATTGACCAACTGTGACGGTATATGTGTTAATTCCATTTGGACCAGAAATTTTCAAAACAACATTTACTACCGGGGTGTAAGATAGGGTAGCTGGACCTACTACATAACCAGTACCTGCAAAATTAAGTACATGTGTAGGCTGTGGATAGCCCCAGTAAGTCGTATACGAATTTGACACTATGTGAAAACCTGTAATCGCTCCACCAGCTCCAATAGAGTCCACTACAATTTGACCAGTAACATTAACTCCAAGAGCTGTTGACTGACTCACATAATAGTTGTCTCCTACTACATAGTTGGTGCCTCCTGAGATAGTTATAGAGGCAATAGAACCAGGAATATAAATGCTATTTACCGCTGCGATACCAAAATTAGAAATTGAGGTTATATTTACAATAGCTCCTGTGCCATTTGAACTAGGCGCACTTCCAGAAGTAAGAAGATCTAAAGTTAAAGAAGCTGTCGTTGCTGGAGTTGCGGTGTCAAAGATAGTAAAGACAAGTGTGTCATTCCAGATAGTGCTTAATGAGGCAGGACTCCAGGCAGTCATATAAAAAGTATACTCTACTCCAGTTGTAACTCCAGTTACAGCTACAGCCGTATAGCCAAGTGCATAATTAAGAGTTCCCCATTTTGTACTGTAGAAGTTACCAAATCCAATTAACAATACTCCTGCTGTTCCATTCCATAAAGTAGGCACTGGCGCAGAATTTACAGATACCGCAACAAGTTTGTTATCTACGATAATAAATCCATCGCAGTTAGTAAAGCACGCCGGATCAATATAAGCCGGCGGCGCAGACGTATCCACGCCGCCGAAAGGAGACTCTTTTCCGCCGTAGGTAATCTCAAGCCCGATATTACCATTAGCGAGTTCTTCTGCCTTGATAGCGCCCACAAGAGACTCCTACTTAGTAGCCATAAACAAATCGATTTCTCCAGCAAACGTTCCAGAGAAGGTTAAAGGCCCAGAGAGCCAACCAAGTTCAAAGAACTCGATGTTATCATCTACAGTATTAGAGGTAAAGGTATAGGCTCTACCTGCTACATCTGTGATGATAAACGTCTGTCCCGCTGCGGTGGAACCAGTCCAGAGGCCGCCCTTAAACTTAACATTCGCTGTGCCAAAAGGAGTAGTTCCTGGGGCAGTGATTTTCCAGATACGACCTGAGTAATCGTTTGCCATCTCGGTACTCCTTTCTTAGTTGAAGTTGTAGTGACAATGAAATACAACACCGTAGACGACAGCAGAGCCACCAGCTTGAGTGGTCAGGTTAAGATTAAGCAAGATCTCCGCATCTGCCGATGTAATCATCGCAGGAGTTGTAACCGGCACGTTTGTTACATAAGGTAGCGCTTGTACTGCGGTTGGAAGACCATTAGCTCCAAGAGCAACCAAGTTTGTAACCGCCGGTGCGGTATTATTTGCAAACACTGTCTTCGTCAATCCAACAGTGGCAGTTGTAAGAGCCGCACCAGTGACAGTATAGATGACATCCATGCTATCAATCTGCATACCCTTGGGAATCGGTCCACGTTGCATATTCCCAAGCGTTGCCAAGTTAGCAGCAAGAATCGGCGGAATTCCTGGCGGCAGAGCCAGTGGACCACTGGTGTTTGCTACAGTCGTAGGTCCAGCAACTCCTGCGGCTGTACCAAACTGCTCTTGGTCATACGAAGACGCATACACACCAGTACGTAGCCAAGGCTCGACATTCGAGAACAACGTAGCAGCAAGTGAAGCTGCTAGCGTCTGGCCAGCAAGTCCGGCACCCTGCGTCGCGTTCAAAGCATGTGCTGACGTGTCGATAAAATCGTCAAAACCTAGAAAAAACTGAAGGTCTGGATAGGACATGTTTCCTTCAAACCTTCCTTCAGAAATACTCATAACATCTCCTTTTCCAGCGCCTTCGCGCTCTTAAACTAGGAAATCTTCTACTTCTTCTGCAAAATCTGGATTACGAAGTTTCTCTACAGGAGCGAATTCTTCTTTTCCATCAGTGAGCACCTGTGCTATACGAATGTCCCGTTCACCAAGAAGTCCTGGGATGCCATGAGAATCCTGACACTCAGGCCCAAGAAGAAGTCCACGTTCCCACTTACACAGTGCAATCTTTACTTTCTTATCGCACCGATCACAGTAGTGCCACGGTCCTGTCCAGAATGTGTGTCGTAATCCGGTTTGTGCGAAGAAGCTCATTTTGAATCCTCAGAGTATTGAGGGCGATCGGAGCAGGTTCAAATCGCCCTCTTTACTATCACAGTAAAACTCTACTGTGAAACCTACGGTCCCTGCGTGCCCCACACTCCCTGCCACCGCGGGCACCAAGCAGCAACGCGCATCCTCGTTTTCTGCTTGATAGCATCCGTATCGAAGTCGTCGTCAAAATCTGTCGTCGGCGCCTCACGATTAATGACTTGGAGCGCATGGTCTGACTTCTGTGCCACAAGGAACCACGCACTAGGAGAGTTGAGCCAAGGAACTTCGAGATTCTTGTAGTCTTCAGGCAACAGAGAATTGATAGTGTTATCCCCTGTATAAGGCTTACCCGGAGAACCAAGAATCTCACGAACCAGGAACCGAAGTTCTGGGGGAGTAATGAGATTTTCCCAACGAAGCCGAATCGGGAAGCCCATGTTATCCACCATGCGAGCAGCGTGATTAGTAGCAAGTTGAAGACCTGCTACCGAGAAGTCCACATCTACCGCAGGACGGTTAGGATAGGTACCGGGTGCTGAAATAACTCCAGCTAGACCAGGACCAATTTGTGTAGCCTGTGCACCACCAAGCAGAGCGTGGGCGTTATAGAAAAGAGGATTACCATCAAAGGTTGTGACCTGTGAGGTAAAACCTTGATTGAACACATTCCACGCAATCATCTCTTTGGTAAACGCCGCCGACCGTGCCAGCAACGTCGGACCTTTCTTACCAACAAGTCCGTACTTGTCATCATCGTATAGTTCCTTAGAGGTTCTAATTCCAAGGGAGTATGTCAGTGGCTCAACCCTCTTAGAAGCACCCTGCTTCATTTCTGTATAAGAGGTAGAGACATTTTCAGGCTTCTCAAGTAACACTGAGATACCTGCCATTTCCAACTCTTGTTCATACTCAGAATCCGAATCTACTTCATGGAACACCTTCGGATAATCTGACGCTTTGAGCTGGCTATCGAGGCAGTCGAAGTAAATCTTCTTAAGCCCCGGCTGCATTAACTGTGCAAATTTTGCTCTAACTTGAGGCATAAATGATCTCCTTCGATTAGGCTACTTGAATCGCTGCGGTTAGAAAGACAAAGTTAACCAAGGAATTAAGCCCTGGTCCCATAGGAAGACCGACAACCTGCACGACAGCAGTGCCACCAGTCTTGCCGCCGTCAACATACCACCAACCGTTAGCATCCTTAGTCATGCCATAGGTAGCACCAATAGTTGCTTGAGTTGTGGTCCAGTTTGCAGCTACTGTACCAGTGCTGTTGTCAAAAAGAGCCTGAAAGATATTATCTTGATTCGGCTCAATATACAACGTGCGACCGTCTGTGACTGGAGTATCAAGAGCAATATTCACACCCAGAGGCTGATTGACTACAGCACCCCAGACCTGAATTGCAATATTTCCGGTAACTCCACCAAACGGAAGAATCGGAGCACCAAGACCCGCACTCCCAAGATTGGCGCCAAAAGATTCTGAAATTCCCAAAATCCCAGCGGTGACTGTAACACCATCCCATGCTTGTACAAACCCAGCACCGTTCAACTGCACTGGAGTACCTGACCAGAAAGTTTGACCTGCTGCTTCCGCGATGGAGCTGGTATACGGCGTAGTCCCCGCCTTCTCCAGCACTTGTAGAATCGGCAGATGCGTAGTAAGATTCGCCGGCATATGCGCTCCTTTAGTTACTGTTGGGACGGTGCCTGCTACACCGTGAGGTTAGTGTTAGACGACTGGATCGTAGAATGAGCCTGCTTCTGGGTGCATAGGAACTTCCTGAAGATCGAAAGTATTTGCAATCCGAGCCGAAGGCGGTCTACGGTTGTTTCCAAGTTGACGTTGAGAGAGTTCTAATCCTGCACGACGTTTGCCATACAGAATGCGTTTGTGAACACGTAACGCTATAACATCGACATAGCGATACAACTTATCAGAATCAAAGACTAGCGGAAGCTTGAAATCAGGATGTACATGCTCTGGCCTCAAATACTCATATCCTTCTGCCATAAGCTGTCCAATCCTACGCTGATCCTGTGAAGCCCAGACAACTTCATACTCAGGATCTTTCAACTTAATATTCATGTAATCTGGCACTTCATGCTCGATTGCAGGAATATAAGTCGAAGCTTTGTAGGCTTCCCTCTCAGTCATTGTAGCCCAGTTCGGTTCTTTTGGCTGCGCTGCTTCTACGTGGTCTTTTCTGTTCTTAGCCAGAACACGCTGAATTGCATCCTCAAGATCTTTGGCTGAGGTAGCAGGATTACTCACTACTCCAGCCAGCTCCTTAGCAACACTTCCCGCTTCAATTTTATGATTGATCTCAGGCATAACCGACTCCTTCCTTATCTAAGATTTCAGCGTAAGCCTTCGGCGTAAACCCAAGATGCTTAGCAGCGCGTTTGACGTTTTCATCTGCTTCAAGTCCAGCAAGACGATCTTTGTTGTCATCTGCTACACTTGTGTTCCCAGCAGCACCCGAACTTGTGCCACGACTGCCTTCGGAACTAGCAAAACGGTTCTTGAGTTTGCCTTCAACAAGCTCAGGAGTATGCTTGCCAAGAACTGTGTGATAGCAATTCTCAACATTCTGCGCATTGTTTCTAAATGCCGCTGGCTGACTCTCAAGAAGCGCATCGACTTCACGCTTAATGTCTCCGTGATAATAAGGAAATCTTTCAGCATTCTCGAAAACTTCACGCTTAATTCGATCTGCACGAGAGAGCAAAACCTCGTTAGTCAGAGGCTGCGTAGCAAGAGCAATAGCTTCCTTGGTCTTGCCTTCGAGCATCAAAGACTCAATACGCTCTTCAAGTTCTGCTTGTGTTTCAGTGTTCTTAGTCGCAGTCGCTGTACGAGTAGCCGCCGCATCCTTGGCAGTCTGCGTTTCTACAAACTTATTAATCCCTGCAAGTGACTCAAGAATCTGCGTTACTTTCGGTGTAAGATCAGCCGCCGCATTAGCGCCAGCTTCAATCTTAGTTGTCAACTCATCAGGAAGAGTGAACTCCTCTGTTCCATCTTCCTTCGATTTCTTCTGCCATGAGAAGAGTGCCATTAGATTTCACCTCCTTCTTGAGAGTGTTTCATTTTAAGTACACTTGCTTCTTGGTATTTTTGCTGCTCTTCAAGTGTTCTGAGTCGTTGTGGAAGTTCCAAGAAAACTTCCGTAACTCTTAACTGTGTACTAATTCTTACTGAGAGTGCTTTGATTTCTTCCGCCGACAGCTTAGTGGTGTCAAATCTTGCCCAGTTAAATGCTTCCCTCTGAAGATTCTTGAGCATTTCCACTACCGGCTGGAACTCCTCCTTGAGCCATAGCTCCTGAAGGGACACTCGATACGGTATTAGATCCTCGATTTTGTTGATTTCCATTGCCTGCTCCTGCTCCTGCTTGTGCCTGCATTTGCTGCATAGCGGTTTCAATAATCTGTGACACGTCAGGAAGCAACGCATCAGGATTATCACGGTTAAAGTTACGCGCCAAGGTCATAGCAGAGACTCTTGTCGCAAGAAGCATATCCAGATAATACTTCTTCAAATCTGGCGGTATGCCTTCAGAATTGATCGCTTGGATAATCTGTGCTTGACTCTGATAGAAGCGATCAAGCCTATCCGAGATGAGAATGTCATTTTGCTTTTCGAGTTCTTTGTTAGCAGATGCCGATGCTGGACGAAGACGCAGTCCTAGTGTGCCATCACGATAGAGATCTAACGCCTTCTTCAGTTTATCTGCATCTCTGCCATACTTCTTAAGCTTCTCACCAATACCAAAGTTTGAGTACATTGTGAGAAACTTGCATCCTAACTTCACATGTGCCGAGCGCATGTCACCGGTACGAAGGTTGTTGCGATTATTCTGCTGCGCCATGACCATTGAAGTTCCAGCGGCACTGTAGATACCGCGCTTCTGATTTACAATCCCACCACCAGTACCACCAGAAGCGGGATCAACTCCAGTACGTTCCTTGGCTATTGCCATATGAAATTGATCTGGCCCATCGCTATAACCTACATCAGCGCCGGCCTTAATGTGCTCGATCTCATCTTTACGTCCCGGCAATACAACGCCAGGAAACACATCCAGTATAGACCCAAGCTTACATTCTGGGTCCGCACGCCATACTCCCAGCATTGCCATGTTACGATTGTTAGTGCGCCAGTTATTATTGTTCGATAATTCCTTTTGCACCATGTGAATCATCTCAGCAAAACCTGTACCAAGATAAGACTCATCATCGTAGGCTAATTTCATGTCCTGATATGGGAGCATGTTCTTAGGATAGTTATTAAAAGCTACCCACAAAATCTTTTCTGTACGCTTGTGGTATTTTGCCTGGAAAGAATACTCCTTGCCTTGGATCCAGTAAGTAAAGAATACTGTGTAGTTATACCACCGCGCTGCACCAGTATCTACGCCAGAAGAGTCAATAGAGAACTGCTCATTAATCTCCCGTTCCATCTCTGTTTCTTGAACAGCGTCAGGATTACTAAGCAATGATTCAATATCACTCTGTTTGTAGTAAGGACTCTTCGCTTTAAGATCCTGCACTGCCCACATATCAAGAGAATCAATATGTCCAAAGAGCTTCATGTTCTCTAACTTCGGCACAGAAGGATCAAAGATAAAACGATTCAGCGGCAACAACTCAGGATGAGGACCATCGCGCTTGGTAATGATATGCTCTTCTGATTTGACTGGGCCATCTTCTTCTGAAGTACCGCCGCTCTTATACTCCATTACTACCTGTTGTTCAAACTCATATGGCGTGTAGATGATTCCTGTGCCATACTTAATCGCACTGTGAAATGCGCTCTGCTCAACCCTGTATAGGTCTAACTCATCCGGCGCATATGCCATGTCCATCAAAAAGTTTTGTACAACCTGCTTGAGTTCTTCGCCGTCTTTTCCTGGTAGGCCGCCACTCATTGTAGCTGCCCAGAGCGGATCATACATATAAATACCACCCATGATACGAGCCAACAACTCATCTGATGCTGTACCGATGATTGGGATTACTAAGTTCGCCGCGCCCGGCCATGGCCAATCGGCTTCTTTATTCTTTGGCCGTGCCTTGTACAAGCGCACATACTCTGGCAACTTCTCAGTTCTAAAAGTCTGCAACCGTCTATCGAGATGTGCAATCTTATCCTTGATAAAATCACAAATCTCCCGATAGTTATCAGGTCCAATAAGTTCCGGCGTTACTTGCGTGGGTGGTTGATATGGCATTAGAGGACGCCTGCGTTACTTTGAGTTGTTATCGAAGTGCCTGCAATGACTGTGGTAGTCTTTGGTGCAGTCAACTGAAGCTGCGGCGCTGGTATCGTAGCACTAAAGCTCTTGAAATCCGCAATCAGCAGACTTAAGAACTTATAAATGAATGTGTATACTACATTACCATTTGGTACAGGTAAAGCCTGTACCAAAGCCGAGGCGACAGAATTAACAACGTAGAAGATCAGTGCAAGTTGTAATGGTACTGAGATAACCATTTCTTACTCCTACTTATGTATCATCGCAAAAAAAGTTGCGATAGCTACGACGGTAGCGATTACTGCTGAGCCAGCGAGAGAAAGAGCAAGAACATTTGCTTTACCATCCTTCACCGCTGTTAAAGCAGCGTTTAGAGCTTTTTCATGAGCCTTCTCACGTTCATCCATGATAGCAAGGAGATGGATCTTCAGTGTATTAAAGGTCCATCCAATTTCATTATCATGACTCTCTGAGATAGCGCTCATTAAAACTCCTAAAAATGCTTTGCTATGACTGCGGCTAGTGTGGCTAAGACACTGGCTAAAGTAGCACAACTTAGCCATACGATCGCAGCAAGTTTTGTCTCGGCGCTTGTCATTCTGGACACTAGAGAGGGTTCTCCATTTCCTTCAATCACAATACGCCTAAGCGTTCTTACATCGCTCTCGATGTCCTTAACAAGCTGACAAGGCACAGTCGCACACGTATCACCCATTCCCTGCTCCCCCGTACTAGGCTGCTGCTGCCCTCATTCTTTGAGCAAACAGTGACTTCTGCTTTAACATAAAATCATCGACACGTTCTTGTGAAACTTTGTCAAATTTCCAAATCTGAGGACCATAAGAGAGAACATCAAGCAAGTCAATAAGACCTTTCCGTTGCCCATATTGTTCTACTTCTTCTTTGAACTCGGTACAATTATTCGTGTCTAACCAAAGTTCATGGCGCTCTACGATTGGAATGAAATTTTCAATTCGTTCTGCTTTAGCGTTTGCGTTCTGTGGAGTCTTGAGAGGAAGAAACTGGATACCAACAAGCTCTGGATGATCGTGCTTGTGTTCTTCGACGAAGTAGTTTAGATGATAAAGCAAATACTTCTGTGCTGCCACTGCTTCGACGTAGACAACACGAAGCTTCCATTTGACTGCGAGAAAAAATATCTGCTTAACAAAATCATCTATAGGACAAGCTTTGGCCCATTGATCGAGTAAGTAAACTCTGCGAGGATCACGCTCTACTCCAGTAACCGCAATAGCATGACGGCACCGACCGTCTTTGCCGGCTTCTTGGCCTAAGTGTGAACCTCCGTGATTCGGATCAACTGTCATATAACGATCCAGATTGCGTGGAAAGACATCTTTTATTACATCGCCTTCTGCTACATGATGACGAATGACAATGCGATACTGCTGAGGATGAGAAGTCTCAAAGTATCTGCTAACTATCGAAGATTCCTTCGGCACCGCCAATGCACCAGTTACTTTTTCAAAGTTAAAATAGCGAAAATCCGCCATATTAAACTTGGCTTTAGAAGGATCAATAGGATAGTTAAGAAACTGACAAGAAAAATGATAGCTGCCAAGACGGCGCTTCCAGCGTAGTAACTTCTCCCGTGTGAAAGCCTCTGGGAATATTGGATCACCGAAAGGATGAAGAGAGCAACAACCACCCAGAGCGGAATGAGTAGTCCAACTAAAATAAGGCTCTTCCTGACGTATGTGCGAATTGAGGTCATCATGCGACCACCTGTTACCTACGACTATCTCGTCAAAGTCTCTACCGGGATTATCCGGGTCTGAATCTGTAGCACCGACCAGGATTTGATGATAATCGATTGTATCGGCCATAACAATACTGGATTTTCTGGCTTCTCTTCCCACAAGATCATCTTGCACCACGACGTTGTAATGACGTGATTGTAGGGCCGCGCCGACTCCGATAAAATCGAAAGTACCTTCTCCCTGTCCACGTCCAGCAGGAGTTCGTCTTTGATGAAGAGATTCATTTGTCCACGTCTCCTTTTCAGTTGGAATTATTTCTGGAAATAGGTGACGGAAGAATGAATTGTTTTCGTAGTGGTTTGAGATTCGGATACCCAGTTTGATTGCGTTCTTGATAGTCTCGGACACCAAGAGGATGCGTATGTCTTGGCTGTGGGTTCGACGCATCCACTCAATGTAGAGATCAGAGTAACCAACTGAAGTAAAGAAATCTTCTTCCCGTTTGCCAAAAGGTAATGCTCTCCAAATCGAAAAGCACTCGCTGTAGACTGTACTTTTGAAATGGTCACGGGGAATCTCGATTCCTTCCTTAAGGCCATCTTTCATTACAGTAAGACACATCTGATAATGAAGATTCTTTGCTTTGTCGGAGTTCTTAGAAAAGCGATTCTTGCCCATGACAACGGTGCTGAAATAGTAAAGGTCCATCAAAGCATTAGCGCGAAAGACTTGCTTTTTCTCTGCGGCATTTTTACAAAGATCCGTGGGAATGAGATTGTAACCAAGAATAGTAGAACGCGGCACGAAGGTATCCCCAGTCTCTCCTACTTCAAGAGTCCTGAGGATATCTCGCACCGTTTGTTCTATTTCACGTTGGCTCATTGCAAACTTTCTACAACTGAGTAAACTGGTTTTTCGACACTCACTCTTAGAGGAGTCAGCGGTCTGTTAAACGTCAAGAGAGTCACATAAAAACGAGCGCCAAAAAATATCGCCAATCGTGCTCTCCAACTTAACTTCCAGCAAGTGACAACTTCTCCATCTGGAGTCCTACTTGCTGGAAGAGGAATATACTCAGGTTGATCCTCTGCATAAACTACCGATTCCAGTAATTCAATCTTAGGATCAATCGGTATAAGAATTTTCATTTCTGCTCCTGAAAATGAGTTTAACTTCCGGTGGCGCTTCACGCCGCAGATGGCATCACAGTAGTTGCAAAGGTCTCTGTTGTTACTTGATTAAACCTTGCTTATACCAAGCGTAGGATTCGCATCGACTGCCTTGTTCCACTGATTCTTTTGCTGAGACACTGGAGAATGAAAAAGGCTGCGCTCAAATCCTGGCACAAGCGTCTGGACTTTGGCTGTGGTCTTCGATGCTACGTGAGCTTGAAACATAGCAGTTGTCTCTTCTGGTGTCGCAGCTTCGTCTTCAGCTACAGCGGCGGTTGAAGTTGTCGTAACTGCTGAGTTAGCTGTAACAATCCCAATGATGGTCGTAATACCTGCCAAGATGAGATTGCCGTAAACGACATAAGCAGTTGGAATAGGCAGAGCATCGAAGACTGTCTCGAAAGCATCTAGAGCTTCGATAACATCCTGTGCAACTGTTCCTGAAGTCCAATTTGTCAACGCAGCCGCAGCCGTTTTATAAGCTGTAAGCGCTGCAATACCTTCGGTTGTATTTGCGAGATTAAGTGCGGTAAGAAGCGACTGAAGCTCTGGCTCAAGACCAGTCATCAATGCTCCTACGGTTTCTGCTGCTTTTTTGCACATTTTGCTGCTCCTTAGTCAATGTTAGTTGTCATACATTCTACCCAGTACAGCCACTCAAAACACGGAGGACCGAAAATTGGGCTAAACACGTCTCTCATCGTAAGCGCTCCCACAAGAAAGCATCTTCATAGTCTCCATAAAAATCTGGCACATACTGCGGAACTGAGAGTTTCTTTTTGAATCTCCATCTAGTTCACCGTTCCATCTGTAGGAAGAATCTCCAGAAGTTGCGCATCGAACTCGCCAGTTTCCGCGGCATCCTCTAGAGACTTGAGTGCTGCTTCTTGGTCGATAGCGCTAAGTGTGTGCGAGTTTGAGAATTCTGTGTTCGCCGCCACTGCAATAGCAGAATGTTCCGAGCCACCTAGCGGAGGCGCTATGCCACGAATAGCACTGATGATGCTTCGAGAAGCCTCATCTGCTTTCTCGAAGTCGAACATATCTACTGGCTTTACTTCTGTCTTAGATATTTTGGCGAACGAACCTTCACGATCAAGGATGTCTTGAGCCAAAGCAACTTTATGCTTGCGCTCAGCAAGAGTGGTTCCTTGTGATTGGACTTCATTCGCCAAAACTTGGAGTGCTGCTGGGAGCATTTGAGTGAGCATCTCGCGGCGCTGGCTCTTAATCATTTCCAGATTAGAGTCCATGTCGATGATTATGCCGTGGGTGATTTTAATGCGAGCGTTGAGGTAGTCGGCGGACTTTTTGATATAGCGTAGACGCTGTACAGAGACACAGAGCATCGAAGCTATCGCAGCTTCACCAAATCCAGCAGCTTCGAGACGTACAATCTTCTCAAGACGCTGCAACTTCTTGAACATGTTCTTCTGCGCTGGCTTAGAACCAAGACGCCCGGTCTTAGGATTGAGCGAGCCACCGTAGTGTAGGTGTCCGAAATTTGAGGAGGATGCCATTATTTCCGCGCCGCCTGTTTCTTGTGTTCAGATTGAGCTGCTTTATAGGAATGACCTTGCTTCTTGGCCTTAGCTGTCGAGTCTTGCTGTCTGCGAAAAGAAGCATTAGCGTCTTGGACCATCTTATCAGCATAAGCATGATCCGTAGTATCTTTCTTGAGCGAGGGCGTGGGAATAGACTCTATAAAACGCCGAGCCTTATTCACTCCACTGATGATCGAATCTGCAAGATCACTACCTGTGTCTGTCATCATTTACCATCCGCACCCTTAAAGCGTTTGAGAGTTTTGTCATGTCGTTGGATTCTGGATGCTTCGAGTGGCTCTACAGCGTTGGTATCTGTAGGAGTGGGTTTTTCTACCGTGGAAGGTTTTCGTGGGAAGCTTTTGTGCTTCGTGCGTGGGCCACCGCCGACGCTAGTGTGAATCTTAATCTCAGACTCTGCCATTAGGATTCTTCTCCTTCGCGGTTTCGAGACTCCAGAAGCCCTGTGTAGTTGGAGAAATGCGCCGAAAGTGCGCGGCGAAGAGGACTAGGATCGTAAGAATGTACGAAAGTCGCCTTCAGTTTCTCGAAGGTCACATCTCCTCCGTCGATATTCTCATACACATTTTGTGTACTTGTGCACTTCGAGTCCATGTTTTAAGTGTACCACGTCTCCGGCGGCGGCGTCAAGTGTATGCGAGCTAATTCGTGGGCGAAAAATACTCATTCTCAGGCGCATACAACTCCGCATGTACGCGTGGGCGCATGTACATAGCACAACTCTACTCACACCACACCCACGCATATACGCATGTTTGTGCGCATGTTCTAGCATGTACATTCAATCATAGTAGAAGCTGTAGTTTCAGAATTTCTGAAAAAATTAGTAGGAGCGTCCCCCCACCTTCATTCACGAGGATGGAATTTTTGAGGCGGAGGAAACATAAAGCGGTGGGTGAGTAGATGAGTATGGGAGTACATGAGTACAGAGTGTGCGCTTGTGTTTACTAGAGAGTAAACACTACAGGTAGATATAGTTTAATGTTAAACTTGTTGAAAATAGTTGTGCGCAGAGAGTGAAACTGAGCTACACTTTAAGAGTGGAAGGAAACATAAGACACTTCCATACGGCTCAGGCCACGGTAATGATTAGGTTATATGTTGACAATTGAATGGACAAGCGCACAGAGGTGAATACGTGTAATGCGTATGTGTGGAAACACTCTGACTCTCAGAGGTGCGCGCACAGTCTAAGGTAGGCTGTGCTAGGCTCATGTACAATCACTGAGCATAGACGCGGTGAAGTATGCAATCCGCTGTTAACATGTTACAGCATTGTTACGACTCATAAGCTGTAGAGAGTGAGCCTAGCACAGTCTATCGACTGTACATGGAGAAAACAAACATGAGTAACGAAACCAATGTATCTGAGTTGAAGTCAGTGAAAGTGACTGACTCCAAAGCGACACTAGCGAGCGGAGTTGTTGAATTTAATCCGCTGTCAGTGTTGAATGAACGCCAGCGCATCGCCCTTGCAGCAAAGTGGGGCGCACTCAAGCAAGCTGAGCGGGATGCGTATGTAGAGTATAGCTCTGCGGGCGTTACAGATAGCGCTACACTCTACGTTATCGCTTCAATCCTCACTGAGGCGAATAACAAAATCTTCAGTGACAGCCGTGGTGAGTATCTGGGGATAATGCAGCAATGGTATCAGAGTTTGACCAGCGCGGAAGCTTCGATCAAAAACTACGCCGAGAACGAGTTGCAAAAGCT